AGTACCAACGCAACAGTTCTCATTCATATTAGAGGCAACAAGATAAAATGCCTTTCACTAAATTTACAAACCTAGATTTTGACCAGATAAAGACTTCAATCAAAGATTATCTCCGTGCTAACTCAACATTCACGGACTTTGATTTTGAAGGTTCTAACTTCTCTGTGCTGATTGATACTCTAGCGTATAACACATATATTACAGCATTTAACTCAAATATGGTGATAAACGAATCCTTTTTGGATTCGGCAACTGTTAGAGAAAATGTAGTTTCTCTTGCAAGAAATATCGGTTATGTGCCATATTCCAGAAACGCTGCGAGTGCTACAATATCATTTACTGTAAATGTACCTCCAAGCAGTTTTTTAAGCGATAATACGCCAGTTTATACACCAACAGTAACTCTACAAGCAGGACTTGTCTGCACTGGTTCGGTAAGAGGAACATCTTATGTATTTTCTACTCCAGAAAATATTACAGTTCCAGTTATAAATGGTGTGGCAACATTTAGCAATATTATAATCAAAGAAGGAACTTTTCTTACCAAAAAGTTTACTGTTAATGCATCTTTAGATCAAAAATTTATACTTGATAACTCCTTTATTGATACTTCCACAATTAGAGTCTACGTAAAAGGTTCTAGTGATAGTGGATTGGGAATAAAATATTCTTTGGCAGACAATATTTTTAATGTAAATTCAAATTCTCAAATCTTTTTAATTCAGGAAGTACAAGACGAAAAATATCAACTTCTTTTTGGTGATGGATTCTTTGGACAAAAACCAGAAAATGGGGCAATAATTACTAGTAACTACATCATTACAAGTGGAAAAGATGGTAATGGTGTAGAAACATTCTCTTTTGCAGGTTCTTTAAGAGATGCCGACGATGGTAACGTAATACCGCAGAATACAATTACAGTTATTACGAATCAAAGGTCACAAAATGGATCTGACATTGAAACCATAGACTCTATTCGTTATTTTGCTCCTCGACTATATGCATCTCAATATAGAGCAGTAACTGCAAGTGACTATGAAACTATCATTAAGTCCAAGATATATGGTAATGCGGAGTCAATTTCTGTGATTGGTGGAGAAGAGTTAACACCACCACAGTTTGGAACAGTCTTAATCAGCATAAAACCAAAAAATGGTACATTTGTTTCGGATTTTGATAAAGAAAATATACTTGCAAAACTAAGGCAGTATAGTGTTTCTGGAATTAATCCTAAAATAATCGACCTTAAGATTCTTTATGTTGAGATTGAGTCATACATTTACTATAATCAAAACCAGGTTGCATCTGCTTCCGACCTAAAAACTAGGGTAAATAACTCTCTTACGAAGTATTCAGAGTCTGTAGATTTAAATAAATTTGGTGGAAGATTTAAATATAGTAAACTTTTACAAGTTATAGACAATACTGATAGTGCCATTACTTCAAATATAACAAGAGTTAGAATAAGAAGAGATTTTAAGGCTCTTGTAAATCAGCAGGCACAATATGAGATATGTTTTGGAAATCAATTTCATGCAAATCAATATGGATACAATATTAAATCGACTGGATTTAAGATTTTAAACGAACCTGACACTGTTTATTTTAGCGACGTTCCTAATTCTGATGGCAAAACTGGCGTAATTGCTATCGTAAAACCTACCACAGAAACTAGTGTAGAAGAACAGGCAAATCTTTCTCTACAACCATATGTTGTTGTGCAGTCTGCTGGAGTTGTTAATTATGAAACTGGTGAAATAACTATCAATACAATTACATTAACATCAACCGAAAGAGATAATGATATTATTGAAATACAAGCATACCCCGAATCAAATGATGTTGTTGGTCTGAAAGATCTTTATGTTTCTTTTGACATTTCAAAAAGTCAAATAAATATGGTAAAGGATACTATTGCATCTGGTGAGGATATTTCTGGTGTTGTCTTCACAAAAAATTCTTATCGCTCAAGTTATTCAAATGGAAGTTTAACGAGGTCATAATATGGTGCAGAATGGTTTCGAATCAAGAGTAAAAGTACAACAAATAATTGATAGTCAATTACCAGAGTTTATTTTAGATGAAAGTTCAAAAGCATCTGAATTTTTAAAGCAATATTATATCTCTCAAGAATATCAGGGTGGACCAACAGATATTGTTGAGAACTTAGACCAATATATAAATCTCGATAGTCTCATCCCTGAGGTTATAATAGGTAGTGTTGTTCTTGAAAATAACATTACTACAACCAGTACTACAATAGAAGTAGAGAGTACTAAAGGATTTCCTTCACAGTATGGTTTATTGAAAATTGATGATGAGATTATAACTTATACTGGTTCAACTGAGACATCTTTCACTGGATGTATTCGTGGATTCAGTGGCATTACGAATTATCATAAAGATCTCCAGTATGAAGAGTTAGTTTTTAGTGAATCTTCTGCGGCAGCACATACTTCTGGTGCCACAATTCAAAATTTAAGTTCTCTGTTTTTACAAGAATTTTATAAGAAAATTAAGTTTAGTTTAACTCCTGGGTTAGAATCTGTAGATTTTACTGAAAATCTAAATGTTGGCAATTTCATAAAGGAAGCAAGATCTCTTTATGAATCTAAGGGGACAAATGAGTCTTTTAGAATTCTATTTAATGTTTTATTTGGAGAAACGCCAAGCGTAGTAGACTTAGAAAGATTTTTAATTAAACCATCAGACGCCAGTTTTATAAGAAGAGATGTAGCAGTAGTTGATGTTATATCTGGAGATCCTACTAGATTAAAAGGTCAGACAATTTATAAATCTACTGACGAAAATACTAGTGCTTCTGTTTCTGAAGTGGAAGCAATTACTAGAAAGGGAAAGACTTATTATAAACTTAATTTCTTTGTAGGTTATGATGATAGTTATCCCAACGTTACGGGAACTTTTTCAATAACACCAAATACTAAGGTAGTTGAAAATGTAACCTTAGATTCTACCAATAGTGGTGTAATTACAGTAGATTCTACTGTAGGATTTAGAGAATCTGGGTTTGTTTTTTATAATGGAAATCAAATTTTTTATGCAGAAAAAACTATCAACCAATTTTTAGGTTGCTATGTAAATTCTAATCAATCTATTAATATTAACAAAAAATCATCTTTAGCATCTGATGAAACCTATTATGGATATGAAAATGGTGATACTTCTAAAAAAGTAGAATTTATAATTACTGGAGTACTATCCAATATTATTATTGATTCTAATTCATATAGTTTTCTGGAAGGAGAAGAGATATATCCACAAAATCTTGGGCAAATTATAGAAAAAGGTAGTAGCACAAAACAAATATTTGCTAATAGTTGGATTTATAATACAAGTTCCAGATATCAACTAGATTCATTTGCAAGCAATACTATAACAACAAAATCTACAATCGATAACACAAGTTTATCTGTTGGGGACAAAATTGAAATCTTAAGAAGAAATACTGAATCTGTAGTTACAACTTTTGATGATGTCAATGTTTTATCAATCTCCAACAATACTATTACTATCGATAAAAATACATCAGGATTGAATTCTTTAGATAAGTATGATATTAGAAGAAAGGTTAAAAAGGTATCATCTTCATTAGTACCTATTCAATTTGGGAATGATAAGATAACATCAGATGTGCAAAATGTTTATTCTGAAAATTCCAAAGATCTTTATGTATCTTCTAATTCACTTCCATCATATCCTTTACAAACAAATGTTTTTGAGTATACTGTAATTGGTTTGTTAGAAAAAAGTGAAAATGAAAATTATAGTGTTATTGATTTTGGAATTAATCAGGTAGTTTCTTTTATAACTGGAGATAGGGTATATTACTATCCAGATGAAACTGGTTTAATAGAGGGTTTAGAAGAGAGAGATTACTATGTTGAAGTCTTAAAGAATGATGATGTTGATGTCAGCAATCGCAGAATTAGACTTTACTTGAGCAATCCTAGTATTGGATCAGACAACTATGTTTCTTTTGGAAAATTATCTAATGGAGTTGTAACTGGAACACATAAATTTGTATTATACTCTCAAAGATCAAAATTAATTTCTCCACAAAAACTTCTTAAAAAGTTTAGTATAGAGCAGACAATTGGTAATAATAAAATATATGAAACCATTCCTGGACCAATTGGTCTTTTGAAAAATGGAGTTGAAATATACAACTACAAAACAAATGATAAAATTTACTATGGCCCATTAGAAACTGTTAATGTTTTAAGTGGTGGGAGTGGATATGATGTTATAAATCCACCCTCTCTTACTTTATCTAGTGGAAGTGCTCTTATACAACCTGTAGTAAAAGGATCTGTTGAAAAAATATTTGTAGACCCGCAAGATTTTGATATTGATATTGTAGTCTCTATAACACTAACAGGTGGAAATGGATTTGGGGCAAGTTTTGAACCAGTTATAGAAAAATTTGTTAGAGAAATTGAATTTGATGCTAGACCAATTTCTAGTGGAGGTGGATTAGATTCTATAAATGAAAGAATCGCATTTACAAAAAATCATAACTTAACTAATGGTCAACCAATTATCTACAATAGTAACAATTCTAGTGCTATAGGAATTGGAACTTTTGGTGGATCTGAGTTAGACCAGTCTAAAACTTTGTTAAATGGATCCACCTATTATCCAAAGGTAATCAATGATAGAACTATAGAAATATATGAATCTTTTTCCGACTATGCTTCTGGAATCAATACGGTAGGATTTACTACTATTGGAAATTCTGGTATTCAGAAATTTAAAACTAATCTTACAAATAGACTAACAGGAATTAAAGTTATTGATGGTGGAAGTGATTATAGCAATAGAAAACTTAGAGTCAAACCAGTTGGTATTTCTACATATACTCACACTGTAGAATTTAAGAATCACGGATTTTCCGATGGAGAAATTGTAACATATACTTATGAAACTAATGGAATAGTCGGTTTATCGACATTAAATAGTTATCAGATATTAAAGGTAGATTCTGATAAATTTAGACTTTGTAACGCTGGTCTTGGAGGAACAAATCAAACAAATTATCAAGTAGGTAATTATGTAAAGTTTTCAACCACTGGTTCCGGATATCAAATTTTTAGTTATCCTGATATTGTTTTATCAGTTGATTATACTTCTGTTGGTTTGGGAAGTACTCAAGTTAAGGGATCTATTGTTACAACTCCAATAATTAGAGGTGAAATTGACCAAGTTTATGTTTATGAGAAAGGCTCAGATTATGGTTCATTAGTTTTAAATAATCACCAAAGACCACAAATTATTCTTAAGAATGGAAAAGATTCACAATTTAAACCATTAATTCAAAATGGTAGAATTGTTGGTGTAACTATCTTATACGGTGGGCAAGATTATTACTCTACTCCAGATTTAATTGTATCTGGCAGTGGTATTGGTGCAAATCTTAGACCTGTAGTTTCTAGTAATAAAATTGTAGATGTGATTGTTGTTAATTCTGGTGCAGGTTACAGTAGCACAGATACAGTTATTCGTGTTATTCCTGCAGGTAAAAATGCAGTCTTTGAATCTAACGTAAGATCTCTAACACTCAATAATTCATATAAGTATGGTATTCAAAATGAGAATTATAGAGATCCTGCAACAGAAATATTGATTGGGACTGAAAATAATCTAGAATATGCAGTTGTTGGATATTCTGAATCTCTAAAGAATAATCTAAAAGATTCTGGCGGTAATACTACACACTCCGATATTATTGGTTGGGCATACGATGGAAACCCAATTTATGGTTCTTACGGATATTCAGATCCAAATAATACTGGAAATATTAAAAAATTAGAACCTGGATATTCTCTGGCAACTATCGAAAATAGACCATCTACTTCTATTTTCCCTACAGGATACTTTGTTGAAGATTATGTGTTTACTGATAGTGGGGATTTAGACCAATATAATGGCAGATTCGGAAAAACTAAAGATTTTCCAGAAGGTGTCTATGCATACTTTGCAACAGTTGAGGATAATATTCAAAGTCAGTCTGTCGGTAAGTTTCCATATTTTATTGGAAACGAATATAGGTCTCCATATCTTAAAGAAAATCTTTCATTAAATCAATCATTTGATTTCAATAATTCTTCTTTAATTAGAAATACTCTTCCATATAAGGTAAATGATGAATATGCTGATAACGATTTTATTGTAGAATCAAATGAAGTTATAGAGCAAAAAACTCTAATCGAATCTGTTTCTTCAGGAAGCGTCTCTTCATTACAAATAGTTAACTCTGGATCCGACTATAAAGTTGGGGATGAAATATTATTTGATGAAACTGGGACAGAAGGTGGTGGAATATATGCAAAAGTATCTAAGGTAAAAGGAAAGCAAATTAATCAAATTGATACTAATATAGAATCTTATGCAGATTCGGTCATAACTTGGGAAAATGGCAATACTGTAAGAGTTCAAGTATTTCCATACCACGAATTTTTGAGTGGAGACAATATCAATATATCGGGATTATCTACACAAGTTTCCAATTTAAATGGATCTTATAAAATAGGTCTTATAACTTATTCGACAATACTAGATAAAGAAATTCCCGCATATGCTTCCACAGGAATAGTTACAGATATTTATCTTTCTTCAATACCTGAAACTGTTTCTATTGGAAGTAGTTTTAAAATTGATGGGGAAATTTTCTCAATTCTAAACATTTATAATAATTTTGGTGTTGTAAAAGTAAGTAGAGATACAAGCGGAGGTATACACACTCAAACCACACCAGTATATTTCCTTTCAAAT